CCAAAAAAAGTTCTTGACACAAATGTTAAATAGAAGTATAATAGTATTTTAAAAATGAGGAAACCACATGGGCGACCGATTTTATTTTCAACAACAACAAGCAAGAGGAAAACGCAGAATGGCGTGGACAGACGAGAAAAAAGCAGAAGCAATAGAAGCGTATCAGGACGCAGAACCAACTCCTGAAACTTCTATGGAAATTGTAAAAGAGATTGCAGACGACTTGGGAGAAAGCCCCAACGGAGTTCGTATGATATTGACCAAGGCAGGTGTCTATGTAAAAAAGACTCCCGCTACAGCGAATGGTGGTGGGACTTCCTCAGGTGGTACACGCGTCTCTAAACAAGCAGCACAAGACGCACTTATTGCTGCAATCAATGACAAAGGCTTGTCAGTAGACGAAGATATTATATCTAAGTTGACTGGTAAAGCAGCTCAGTATTTCACAGGCTTATTGGCCGACTAGTACTCCCTCGGGTGAGATCCCCGAGGCTTTTTTTGTTTCTTAAGTGTAGGACAGTAAAAGATTTTACCCACCTAACTAAGGAACAGCGTGAAGAAGGAAGAACTAGCCAAACTTGTTGATGAGTATGGCGATGCTATCATTACTTATCGTAGTGAGAACTCTAAGAAGCTGAAGTACAATGTCTGTACGTTAGACTTTAGTACAAAATACATTCGAGACAAGAAGAACCGAGCGAGAGAATCCAGTGAAACCCTACTATTATTTTGTTGGGACACGGATTCTTATCGCCTGTTGAAACCTAAGAATGTAACAAGTGTAGTACCACTTGCATCAGTGCTGAAGAACGACTCATGATACAAATACATGAGCCAGCTCCAATATATGAGCATATAATACACTACGATGAAGAGAAACAAGTACAAGTACGAATCTCAGTAAATACTTTTAAGGGTGTTGAGTATCTGCACCTACGAAAGTATTACATGGACTTTTTTGAGGAATGGAAGCCTACACCAGAAGGTATAGCAATGCCGATTGACTTCAATAACTCCAGAGAACTTTTTCGCGCACTCACAGAGATACTATCTCTAGCAGAGTCCCGAGAGATCATAGAGGAGAACTTTCAAGACCTTGTTGATAATTTATATAAACACGATTATGATGGACAACCAGATGAAGCACAGGAGTGGCATGACTTTGACCCCGATTGCTAAAAATAATTCTTGACTTTTGTTCCCTTTTCTAGTATAATATATAAATATGAGTGAGAATACTAACAAAAATTCAATAGCAAAGCAATACTACGAAGGTGGTAACAGTCCTTTGACTGATCCTGAGTGGGACGCTTTGTATGACGGGCTTGAAGAGATCGGGTATACTCCCGAGTCTGGAGTTCCGCACAAGTATCAAATGTACTCTTTACAGAAAACATTTGACAACGAAGAGCTAGAGAACTGGCTCAGAGTAAAACACGAAGGGCAGTTAGTAACCTGCACTCCTAAACTAGACGGAGCGGCAGTCTCCATTATGTATCGAGATGGTAACTTATCTTCCGCCCTCACAAGAGGAAACGGAAAGATTGGTCTTGACATTCTGAACAAGATCCAGTATCTTGTTCCGACCAAGATAAACTATCTAAAAGAGATACAGATTGATGGAGAAGTTGTCGCTCCTACGTCTATACCTAATGCTCGCAACTATGCTGCGGGGTCGCTGAACCTTAAAGATCCGCTAGAGTTCAAGGCACGCTGTAACGAACTTCGGTTTGTTGCCTATGATATGCGTCCATACTTTATCGAGTCTTGGGTAGATGTCCTGTCCATGGTAGAGTCGTTCGGTATTAGTACAGTTTATTCCATTGATGCTTCGTTGTATCCTCAAGATGGGAGAGTTTTCCGACTAGATGATACAAAGTATTGGAGCGAGCAAGGATTTACTGCACACCACCCAAGAGGTTCTCTTGCTTTCAAGGAACAGAAAGATGGTGTGATAACTACGCTGAAAGATGTTGAGTGGCAAACAGGTAAGTCTGGAGTAGTCACACCAGTGGCTATTCTAGAGCCTGTTATGATTGGAGATGCTCTTGTACAGAGAGCAACCCTACACAATATGGCTCACATCGAGCAGTTGGGACTTGAAATCGGATGTAAGGTCGAGGTCATACGAAGTGGTGAAATTATCCCCCGTATTGTCCGAAGAGTTGAGGAAAAATAATTCTTGACATGAGACCTAATTTTTCGTATAATATATTTTCATTTTCAGAGGAATCTTTATGCAAGCGATACTAGCACCCGAAGTCTGCCCCTCTTGTGAATCACCACTTGAGTGGAAGAACGATATGCTTTATTGCACTAATATCCTGTGTCCTGCTCAGATTCAGAAACGGATTGAGCATTTCGCAAGATCGCTAAAGATCAAGGGGCTTGGCCCAAAGAGCATAGAAAAGTTGGGACTTACCTCCCTTCTCGATATCTATAATCTTTCGTATTACAATATCAAGTGTGCTCTTTCCTCTGAAAAGCTAGCTATAAAACTTTTAAGAGAAATCAATCATTCAAGAAAAGCTAGTATGAATGATGTATTACCTGCATTTAGTATTCCGTTGATCGGAAAGACTGCAGCAACTAAATTGTCCAGCAAAATCAAAAGTCTCTTTGATCTTGATGAGGACAAGTGTAAAGCCGCAGGACTTGGGCCGAAAGCAACAGAAAGTTTGCTTAGCTGGTACTCTGACGAGTTTGAGGACAGTCTTAAGAAACTACCTTTTGACTGGCAGTTTAAAACTCCAAAAATTGCAACTGAAACAAAGGGCGCAGTATGTATTAGCGGCAAACTTTCAAGTTTCAAAACAAAAGCAGAAGCTACAAAGGCTTTATCATATGCAGGATATGTGGTAAAAAGCAGTTTGACAAAGGATGTGATATTCCTAATAAATGAGTCAGGCATAGAGTCTGCAAAAACAAAAGAAGCCCGAGAACGGGGCATAACAATAATTACAAGTCTAAATGAATGGATAGGAGACTAAACTATGGCAACCCTGCCTAAGTGGACAGACGAGCGTACCGAAGAGCTCACAAATTTCATCGGTGATGAATCCCCAGTATCACAAGACACTGTTGCAGAAGCAGCAGAGCAGCTTGAGACTACTACAAGGTCAGTTTCTAGTAAACTGAGAAAGATGGGTTACGAAGTAGAACTTGCTTCAGCAAAGAGCACTCGTGCTTTCTCTGAAGGACAAGAGGCTACACTTGCAGCTTTTGTTTCAGACAATAGTGGCGAGTATACCTATGCTCAGATTGCTGAGAACTTTGAAGGCGGAGCATTTAGTGCAAAGTCTATACAAGGTAAGATTCTTTCAATGGAACTTACTGACCATGTGAAACCAGCTCCCAAAGTGGAGACTGTTAGAACGTACTCTCCTGAAGAGGAAGAGACTTTCATATCTATGGTAAACGAAGGAGCATACGTCGAAGCAATCGCCGAAGCTCTTGACCGTAGTGTAAACAGTGTACGAGGAAAGGCTCTCAGCCTACTTCGTTCTGGTGACATTGACGCTATTCCCCGTCAAGAACACACCAAAGGTTCTGCAAAGAGCGATCCTCTAGCAGAGCTGGGAGATGTGTCTGACATGACAGTCGAAGCAATCGCAGAGTCGATTGGCAAGACTGCAAGAGGTGTAAAGACTATGTTGACCCGAAGAGGATTAACAGCGTCTGATTATGATGGTGCGGCTAAAAAAGAAAAAGCTGCCGCCAGCTAAATTAAAATAGTGTTAATTTTACAGCCGTGATGAGGGGTCGTTGCGGCTGTACTCTTATCGGGGGAATCGTTGAACATAGCAAGTGCTTACTTGAAGCAAGTATTAGACCTGCAAGATTTCGAGTCTTGGTCTTCCACTCGCAAGCACTATTTGCCCACAGCATACCATCGGCTCTTCACAGAGATCGATAAGCACTGTGAGAAGTTTCACCGACTCCCCACCCTTGAGGATCTAAAGTTCGAGATCCGTGATACATCTACCAAAGAACTACTCTTTGCGATAGATGCCATCGATGTGGAAGCTGAGCCTTTCATGCTTCTACAGTACCTCAAGAATGAGTATACTCAGAAAGAGATACTCAAGTCTCTTGAGGATTATGTTGACAACTCCATATCATTCGAGGATGCGGAGGAGTCAGTAAATCATCTACATCAGATAGTTCTTGATATCGAAGAAAAAGTAGAACTTCAAGAGCCACAAGAGAGTATGCAACGTATTCCCTTGTTTGAACCAGATGAAGAACTTGGAAAGTACCTGCCTCTCGGTCTAAATACGGAGTATGACCAAGACATCACGTTCTCCCCCCGAGACTTGATTCTTGTCGGAGGCCGTCGCGGGGCAGGGAAATCTATCACTTGTGCGAACATAGCTAACTCAGTCTATGCTTCTGGCAAGTCTGCCTTATATTTCACCATTGAAATGGACAGTCGTGCAATACTGCAACGGTGTTGTTCGATTGCCACTGGCGTACCTTTCTCTCGCTTACGAACTAAGAATCTTAGTATTCCTGAGTGGGAGCAAGTAGCTAGTTGGTGGGCTGCAAGATATAGTGATAGTCAGGAGAGACTGGCAGAGTATCGAGAACATCGAGACTTTGAGAAGTTTCATGATAAGTTAAAGACTAGCTGTGAGCTTCTCCCGACTCAACAGCTGGACGTAATTTATGACCCTAGCTTGACTATCTCTAAGATACGCTCAGAACTTGATAAGAAAATCAAAAGCAAGATGGACGTCGGCGTGATTATCGTAGACTATATCAATCAAGTTAAAAGATCCAGTATGCCCTCCCGTAGCGGGCAGTATGACTGGACAGAGCAGATTGAAGTTAGTAAAGCACTGAAGAGTATGGCACAAGAGTTTGAAACCCCCGTCTTCTCGCCATACCAAACTGACGCTAGCGGTGAGGCTCGTTTTGCCAAGGGAATACTGGACGCAGCAGATGCTGCATACAGTCTTGAAACTTGGTCACAGGAAGATAATTGTATTACCTTCAAGTGTGTAAAAATGCGAGCTGCCGCTATGCGTGATTTTTCTTCTTACATGGACTGGGAGACACTCAAGATTGGTCCAGAGACCGCTCTTACTCCCACGGAAAGAGAGGATAATGACCAAAAAACTGGTGAAGACATAGACGACATCTAAAATAGTTCTTGACATTTGCATCTATTTTTAGTATAATATATATTCAAAATATGGAGGCTTTATGATTGTGAGAGGCAGTATGAGATATTCACCTAGTGGTAGAAAGAGACCAAACAAATCATTATATACAAACAAGCGTAGGGTACAGTATATGCAGCTTCATGCAAGTCCCGAGCCTGTTCGTCGTGAGACACCTGACTACCCGTCAGCACCGCTCACTCCTTACAAGCCACGTCCAAGAGATGACTGGAAAGTACAGGCTTCTTCTGGATATACTATTGCGCCTGCTTACAACAAAGGTGCATACCAAGTAATCAGTGAGGATAGTATTGAGGATATTGGCAAGTAATGTTGATGGCTTTTTTGCTAATAGTTCTCGTAGATGGAGAGCCTGAGAATACAGCAGGAATGTTGTTTCGAGATATAAACAGGTGTAACTATTTTTCAGATAGAATTGAAAGAGGTGTATTCGTACACGGACAGCGATTTAGAAATTCACAAGTAAACATAACAGCGTACTGTACACCGAGAATGGTACCAGAGGGGACAAAATTTTGGGACTAGCACCTGACTTCAAATTTACAAAACAAGAAACAGAAGAAGCCACGACGGAAGAAAAGCCGAAGCCAAAAGTACCACCTCGTGGTGCTCCTGTCTATGATGGGTGGCACGAAGAGTATTTACCTGATCCTAACGAAGATGAGAATCCTAGCTGGTGAATGTAGAAACACTACTAACAAGTAAAAATATATACTTCATGCCGAAAGGTAGCGACTTTCTTGTTCGCTGTCTGAACCCTGAGCATGAAGATAAGAACCCAAGTATGAGAATTGACCAGATTACTGGTATATTCAACTGCTTTTCTTGTGGTTACAAGGGAAGTTTATTTAATCATTTTGGGGAAAGGGCAAACCAATTACAACAGCAGCGCGAACTTTTCAAGAAGAAAATTATACAAAAGAGGTCTGAAAGTGTTGGCTTGTCCTTTCCCCAGAATAGTTTACCATATGTAGGAAACTGGAGAAACATTCGTCCAGAAACCTACAGAAAATTTGAAGCGTTTCAGCACCCTGACTCTGACTATGTAGGAAGAATAGTATTTCCTATAAGAGACATTGCAGGGCGCATAGTTGCGTTCCAAGGGCGGCACACAGCAGACGGGAGGCCAAAATATAAATTTACTCCTCCAGGCGCAAAACTTCCGTTCTTCCCGATAGTGGATTTTATACAGGGTTCCGCTATCCTAGTTGAAGGCATTTTTGACATGATAAACCTTCATGATAAGGGATTGACAAATGCTGTGTGCTGCTTTGGAACAAATAATTACAACGAAGCAAAATTATCAATGCTCCGAGTACAAGGAGCAGAATACGTTGAAATCTTTTTTGATGGAGACGATGCGGGACAAAGTGCCGCAGAAAAACTAAAGACTGAGTGTGAGAAAGTTGGTCTCGTAGCCAGGAATGTGCATATCAAAGACACAGATCCAGGTGCACTCAGTCAACTTCAAGTAGATAAGTTAAAGGAGAAGTTATATGGCTAAAGTTGCCTTAGTAGAAACTAAACCAAGCAGAACGGACTTTAACAAAGCATTTGGTGGAGCTTTCGAGTTTGACCAGTATCAGCTTTGTTCTGATCCTACAATCAAGAAAGTATTGAAGCGAGACTGTGACATACAGTTTGATTCTAGCCTTTATGACTGGGTAGTTCTAGTCGGAAGTGACGCGTTGAAATACTTTACAAAAATAAATTCAGTAACAGAATATTCTGGTAAGAAAGTAGAAGATAAATTCTTGCCAGTGATAAACCCAGCCATGCTTACCTTCAAGCCAGAAGCACGTAAGACATGGGAAGATTCTAAAGAAAGCATCATTAAGTATATAAATGGTGAAATAGAAGAGGTGATAATAGATGAGTCAATCGCATTTGGCATACAAGATACAGAAGAGTGTAACGCGTTTTTACGAGAAGCAATCGCGCATCCTGGTACATATATTGCTCTGGATTCCGAGACGACTGGGCTCTATCCTCGGGACGGGCACATTCTGGGGATATCACTTTCTTACGATGGCAAGCGCGGAGCATATGTCACAACAGAATGTTTTGATGAGGAAACTGAAGAGCTTCTTCAAACGCTTTTCAACAAAAAGCGAGTAGTATTTCATAACGCAAAGTTTGACGTTGCATTCTTTGAGTACCACTTCAACTTTGAGTTCCCAAGAATCGAAGACACCATGTTGCTCCACTACCTCATAGACGAGAATCCTGGAGGGCATGGTCTCAAGCAGTTATCTATCAAATTCACTCCGTATGGCGACTACGAGAAGCCAATGTATGAGTGGATGGATAACTATCGAAAAGAACACGGCATCCTCAAAGGAGACTTCCAGTGGGGGTCTATTCCGTTTGACGTGATGAAAACATACGCAGCAATGGATGCTCTGTGTACTTATCTTCTTTACGAGAAGTTTAAGAAGATTAAGGAGAACCCGAAACTCAAGTGGGTATACGATAACATACTCATTCCTGGCACACGCTTTCTGATTGATGCGCAGGACAACGGTGTTCCCTTTGACAAGAAAAGATTATACGCAGCTCAGGAAGTTATGCAGGACGACATTGATACTGCTGTAAATGGGCTGTACAAGAACCCTATAATTAACAAGTGGGAAAAGTACAATGGAAAAGATTTTAACCCTAATTCTACTGTTCAGCTACGTTCCCTTCTTTTTGACTACCTTGATCTGCAACCGACTGGCAAAAAGACAGGAACAGGAGCTCATTCAACGGACGCGGAAGTATTACAAGAGCTTGGATCCCAGTCGGAAATTCCACGACTTATCCTTGACATACGTCAACGATCCAAAATTAAGAATACTTACTTGGACAAAATCATACCGCAGTTGGATCGAGATAGCAGACTGCGCACATCGTTCAACCTTCATGGTACTACTAGCGGTCGGCTCAGTTCTAGTGGTAAGCTTAATATGCAGCAGCTTCCTCGGGATAACCCTGCCGTAAAAGGCTGTATCAAAGCTGCAGAAGGTCACAAGATTGTCGCAATGGACTTAACTACGGCAGAGGTTTATGTTGCCGCAGTTCTTGCCAAAGACAAAGCACTCATGGACGTATTCCGCTCAGGCGGAAACTTTCATAGTAGTATTGCGAAGACAGTGTTCCGTCTACCCTGTGAAGTAGACGAAGTAGCAGAACTATACACAACACAAAGACAAGCTGCAAAAGCAGTTACATTCGGCATCATGTATGGTGCAGGCCCAAAGAAAATCAGCGAGCAAGTTACCAAAGACTCAGGTAAATACTTTAGTCAGCAAGAAGCAAAAGAAGTTATTGATGACTACTTTCAATCGTTTCATGCACTCAAGAAGTGGATAAACGACAACCACAGATTCATCGAGCAGAATGGATTTGTATACAGTTTCTTTGGTAGAAAAAGGAGATTACCCAATGTTAAATCTTCGGACGCGGGCATCAAGAGTCATAGCATTAGGTCTGGTCTTAACTTTCTGGTTCAGTCTGCTGCTAGTGACATTAACCTTCTTGGGGCTATAGATATGCATGATGACATAAAAGCGAGTAACATGAAAGCTCGCATCTTTGCACTTGTTCATGACTCCATTCTTGCAGAAGTACCTGAAGACGAGATAGATGTGTACTCAGAGAAACTCAAGTATTGGATACAGAAAGACAGAGGAATTATTATTCCTGGTGCCCCAGTTGGGTGCGACTTCGAGATCGGAGACGACTACTCAATGGGGAAATTCGAGAAACAGTATGGCGTACTCTGATAAGGTAATAGAACATTATGAACGACCAAGAAACGTTGGAAGACTTGACGAAGGAGATGCCTCCGTGGGCACTGGGATGGTTGGTGCCCCAGCTTGCGGAGATGTTATGCGACTACAAATACGAGTCAATAATGAAAACATCATTGAAGACGCTAAGTTCAAAACTTACGGATGTGGATCAGCCATTGCTTCAAGCTCTCTCCTTACCGAGTGGGTCAAGGGAAGAAGCCTTGATACAGCTCTGGATATTAAAAACACGGAAATTGCGGAAGAATTATCCTTACCTCCTGTAAAAATACACTGTAGTGTGCTTGCAGAAGATGCGATAAAAGCGGCAATAGCTGATTATAAAGGAAAAAATGTTAACCATAACTGCGAGTGCAAAGAAGCATCTTAAGACAAAATGTATTTGGGCGAATAAGAAGTATGTTCGTTTAGACCTGAAGCCTAGCGGCTGTGCGGGTCTTGAATATACTTGGGACTATTGTGACGCTCCGTCTCCCACTGATAGATTAGTAGACAATCTAGTAGTGGTGAGTTCTGAAGCGCAGTCAGCGGTTTCAGGGAGCACAATAGACTATAATACAGAGCGAGTAGGATCTTACCTCACAGTAGAGAATCCGAACGTTCTAAATGCGTGTGGGTGCGGTGTTAGTTTCACTGTATAACACCCAAAGAAAAGGAGAAGAAGTTGTTCAAAGTAGCATGGAACTACAATGGCAAGAAACAAAAAGCCAAAGTCAAATCCCCGATCGGCAAGTACGAATACTGCCAGATGTTAGAAAAGAAGGGAGCGACAGATATAAAAATAAAATACTATGCCCCATACGGAGAGATAGTTGATAGTTACTTACAAGGACGTTCAAAGCGTAACTTTCCCAGTTTTCAAGATTACTGGAAGCAACTGGAGTTATTCTGACGGACTACTGTTTTTAGACGATCAGTTACTTGACGATAAGAATATGCCTGGGCAAACTTTGGGTATTCGCAGACTTCAGACTCCCTTCAAGAATCTGTTTCCTCTGCGAAATGCCCTTATCAACCACATCGGCATAATAAAACAAACGGGTAAAAACTTTATTGACTCAAAAGGCGATCCCTTCATCTACGACAAAACCTTGATGTGCAAACTTAAATACTATAAGATTCGCAAGGTTGATAGAAAAGAGGTCGCCTCGGTTTTATGGGTCAAAGGAATAAATTTTCCGTTTACAATTCCGAGACCTCCAGAGGACGGAAGAACTTGGGCAGGTATTTTACACTTAAACGATATACCTTGGCTGCTTTATGAGTATTCTGAAGAAAAGTTGAAGGATACTCGCAGGAAAATATAAACTATGGCTAAACGTAGCAAGACTCTCAACGGCTCTGGACTAGAGCTTGCTGAGATAGAACCACTAACGCGCAACCAGTTACGTGCTTTTGAAAGCGATAAAAACTTAGTTCTGCATGGTTGTGCAGGTACAGGAAAGACTTTCATCTCATGTTATCTTGCATTTGATGACATGACAAAAAATCAGTATGAAAAGTTAGTAATCATACGAAGTGCAGTTCCTACTCGGGACATTGGTTTCCTACCAGGAACTGAAAAAGAAAAAAGCTCAGTGTATGAAGAGCCTTACTATGACATATCTATTGATTTGTTTGAAAGAGGCGACGCATACCAGATACTCAAAACCAAAAGATTAGTGCATTTTATGACTACTTCTTACATAAGAGGTATAACACTCAGAGATGCAGTTATACTTATAGATGAGTGCCAGAACATGACTTTTCACGAATTAGACTCTATCATAACAAGAGTCGGGGAAAACTGTAGAGTAATATTCTGCGGGGACTTTTCACAGTCCGATCTAAAACAGAACGGAATGAAAGAGTTCTTCGAGATTTTAGCGTCTATGAATCGTTTTGATTTCATAGAGTTTGGAGTCGAGGATATTGTACGAAGTGGTTTTGTAAAGGAATACATTATAGCAAAAGAGTACGCATGAAAAAAGCAGTAGTCAGTAACCGTATTTATCTTGAAGTAGACGATAAATACAAGGACATTTTAAGCAAAGAGCTGACCTATACGATTCCTTCGTTCAATCCAAAGGATCCACCTATAGTCATTAAGAATATGGCACGTATTCGTAGTAACTTAGTGAGCATCCCGATTGGACGAACGGATCTAATCCCAGACGACTACGAAATAGTTGATAAGCGTATAACAAAGCCAACAGACTTTCCTGAGTTTAAGTTTGAGTTGCGACCAAGCCAGAGAGAGGCTTTTGACGAAGTTGATGACAACTGCATAATAAACGCTTGGGTCAGTTGGGGAAAGACTTTTACAGGTCTTGCGATAGCTGGCAAACTAGCACAGAAAACACTTATAGTTGTACACACAGTCCCACTAAGAAATCAGTGGGCTGCGGAGGTAGAAAAAGTATATGGAATTACAGCAGGCATTATTGGAAGCGGTAGGTTTGATATTAGCAGCCCTGTGGTTATTGGCAACACTCAAAGTCTGTACCGCCGCATTCCAGATATACGTAGAGAATTTGGGACCGTCATCTTGGACGAGATGCATCATGTCTCGTCTCCGACGTTTTCTAAAGTTATAGACTCAAATTATGCAAGATATAAGATCGGCTTATCAGGCACTATAGAAAGAAAAGACGGTAAACACGTAGTATTTCGTGATTACTTTGGACAAAAAGTAATCAAACCCCCAAAAGAAAACTACATGACACCAAGTGTACTTGTGTATCGCTCAGAAGTGCGATTTATGGATGGAAGTAACATTCCTTGGGCGAATAAAGTAACCCAGCTAGCATACAACGAAGAATATCTACACACCGTTGCAATGTTGGCCGCATTTTATGCCGAAAAAGGCCATAAAGTGTTAGTAGTAAGTGATCGTGTGCATTTTTTGCAGGTCTGCGC